TATGACCGTCCACCTTGGCGACTTTGTAGATATGACTCCGTTCATGTCATCGGCGCGGGGCAAGGGCGACGCCGTTGAACCCGATATCGGCGGGGGGTTGAAGTTCCTTGACCAGCTCCGCCCGAACGTCGTTCTGGCCGGCAACCACGAAGTCCGCCTTTGGCGCGAAGCGGCCTCGGACGACGAGGTTTACTCCGGCTACGCAATTCGCCTTATCAACGACATCACCGAGCATTGCCGAAAGCGGAAAGCCCTATTCGTAGAGTACACGGGAATCTGGCAGGCGTTTCAGTTGGCCAACTACAAGTTTACGCACGGCACGGTGTACGGCGAGAATGCCCCACGGGACATGGCCGAGATGTACGGCAACGTGATCTTCGCCCATACCCACAAGGTTGGTCGCATGACTGGACGCCGGGACGATACTCCGACGGGCATCAGCGTCGGCACCTTGACCCGCCGGGGGGCTATGGATTACGCTAATACGCGCAGGGCGACGTTCGCCTGGTCGCAAGGTATGGTCTTTGGCTACTATACGGACGATAAACTCATACCGTGGGTGCATGAGCAGCCGCACGACCAAGACGAATGGATTTTACCCGTATGAACTCCGACGAAGTACTAAAGAAGCTTTGGAAACTTAGGGCCAAGGATGTCGACGAGATTCCCAAAGGCTACAAGCACATTGATCAGTTGTGCGAGCAGTGGGGAGTTCATCGAACGACGGCGCGGGACTGGGTCTTGAAACTGGTCAAGGCCGGCGAGATGAAACAGTTGCGGTTACGATTTTTTGATGGACGCCGTATCCAGATGAAGTATTTTTATGGGAAATGAAATACCTCTCCGTATGCTCTGGCATGGAAGCCGCCTCTGTCGCTTGGCATCCCCTTGGCTGGACTCCAGTCGGATTCTCCGAAATCGAACCCTTCCCATGTGCCATCCTCAAACACCGTTTCCCCAACGTACCTAACTATGGATCCCTCACCGAATATCAGTCGTGGCCCCTTGAACTCGGTTCAATCGACCTTTTGGTCGGAGGAACTCCTTGCCAGTCTTTCTCTGTCGCAGGACTCCGCAAAGGACTCACCGACCCAAGGGGAAACCTCGCTCTCACCTTTCTTGGGCTGGCTGACAAACTCAAGCCCCGCTGGATTGTCTGGGAAAACGTCCCCGGTGTCCTGTCTTCGGGAGGAGGACGGGACTTTGGTTCCTTCCTCGGGGCGTTGGTCGAACTCGGGTATGGGTTCGCCTACCGAGTGCTGGACGCTCAACACTTCGGAGTACCCCAGCGTCGTCGTCGAGTCTTCGTTGTGGCCTGTCGCAACCCTGTCACAGGTCTTGGAGACTGGCGAGCTGCCGCCGAGGTTCTATCTCTCCGCGAAGGCTTGCGCGGGTATCTTGAGACGGGCAACAAAAAGAGGAAAAGCCCTGCCGCCAATGCTGGAGGCGGCTCTCAAAGAGGCCGCAAATGGCCAGCCGAAGTCGCCTGTACATTAAACGCATCCTTTGGAGAAAAGCAGGGACTTGAGGATCAACACGCCTTAGGTGGCGGCTCTCTCTTTGTTCCTGGACAAACAATTGGCACTTTATGTGCCAGAGACTATAAGGGTGTAGGTAATCAGTATGTTCAGGAGGGGAAGTGCATCCCATGTCCTGCACCACAACCCTTCCGCAAGTCCAAGCGAGCGTGTTCAGCCACCGATAACGAGACTTCGGTGCTGGCCAATATTAGTAATACACTCAACAACTTCGACCTTGGCGACACTAGGACGACCCATGCGGTTGTGCAGCCGATTCCCATCCAAGACGGACGGGACATGGAGAAGAAGCAGAACGGCCTTGGCATAGCCAATCAAGGCGACCCTGCCTACACCATCGACACGACCGGCGCACAAGCCATCGCCATTCAAGGCACAATTATTGGTCGGAGCGAGAACGCTGGCCCACAGGGTACGGGTGCGACCGAAGGAGGCCCGATGTTTACGCTGACCAAGACTGACATTCATGGCGTGAGCCAGAACATGGCCGTCCGAAGGCTGACTCCAAATGAGTGTTACCGATTGCAAGGATTTCCCGATAACTGGGGTAGGATTCCTTGGAAGGGTAAGCCTGCCTATGAATGCCCAGACGGCCCTCAATACAAGGCCGCTGGAAACAGCATGGCAGTACCTTGTATGCGCTGGATTGGCGAACGCATAAATAATTATGGAAATAAACTTTAAACAAAAGTTACATGATGAAGCAATCCGCTTTGAGCCTGCTAAATGGTTCGACGATGCAATCATCGGTACAACAAAGGACGGTTTTATGATTTATTCTTATTATCGGCTAGTTCATGTTCACATGAGGTACATGAACGAGTCTGAAAAAAACAGTATTGATTGGATCGATTATAATCTTATTCAACTGACCTGCGACTCTAATCCCGTTTTCAAAGTAAGCATGGCGCGGAAGTATATCTGGAAAGAATATAAACCGAGCTGCCTTAAAAGATTGCGGAAGCGGAAATAAGCGTCCACAAGTCTAAGAGCCACCATGACCACCGAAGATCGTATTTCCGGGGCGAGAGCCTATCTCGCCAAACTGCCAGCCGCCGTCGCCGGCCAAGGCGGACACCCCGCCACCTACCGCGCAGCCAGCATATTGGCCAACGGCTTCGACCTGCCGTGGTCGGACGCCTGGAGCCTGCTTCAGGAGTTCAACCTCCGCTGCTCGCCGCCGTGGTCTGAGAAAGACCTGCGGCACAAACTGAACGACGCCTACGTCAAGCCGCACGAACGCCAGAAGGGTTGGCTTGCCAAGGGTACGGAGCGCAGGGTAGGTGCCAACGGTCGCTTCGTCTTTGACCCTAAACGTGTCGCCGAGCTGGCCGACGCCCAGACGCCGTTCACGACCGCCGACGTGCTGCTGAACTGCTTCAAGGACGACGACGTTATCTGCATTACCAACGAGGCCGGCCAGACCGACGAGGGAAAGTGGTTCCCTGCGTCAAAGGGCATCTTTCTGACCCGCGCCGAGTGGATCACCAAGTTCTTCGGCCCCGGAGCCGTTGGGGCTGCGAAGTTCGCTGGCACCGAGTCGGGTGCATGGATTCGCATCAACCCCTTCACGCCCGACGACTTTACGGGTACGGACGGTGCGGTGTCCAACTACCGCCATGTCTTGGTCGAGTTCGACAAGAAGCCCAAGGACGAACAGGTGGCCATCTTCCAGCAGTCGAACCTGCCCATTAGCCTGCTCGTTGACTCGGGCGGAAAGTCGGTTCACGCCTGGGTGCGCGTCGACGCCCAGACCAAGGAGCAATGGGAAGAGCGACGTAATACGGTGTATGACTACCTTTCCGACCATGAACCCGACCCGCAGAACAAGAACCCGTCCCGGTGGAGCCGCCTTGGCGGAGTCATGCGCGGGGAGAACGAACAGAAAATCGTCGCCTTTAAGACAGGAGCCTTGGACTGGGATGACTTCGTTGCTTGGCGGGAAGGACAAGACTTTCCACAAGAAGTCAGCACGGAGACCTTGGAAAACTATGATACGAGAAACGATCCTAACCACGTCGTCGGACACGGTCGGTACCTATGCCGTGGTGGCTCGCTACTCGTTACAGGTCAATCAGGCATCGGGAAGTCGTCGTTTGTCATGCAGATGGCAGCTTCTTGGGCAATCGGTCGGGAACTCTTCGGGATACCTGTCATTCACCCTCTCAAAATCGCAGTCGTTCAAGCCGAGTGCGATATCGGAGACCTTGCCGAAGCCTATCAGGGCGTCAGTTCTGGAATGCGTCTGTCCCCGGAAGAGAAGGCGTTGTGCAAGACGAACCTGAAGTTCTTCACCGAGGCGTCCAAGACGGGCAAGGACTTTGTCGACCTGTGCCGGAAGATTATCGTAAGGCATAAACTGGATGTGCTGGTCGCCGACCCGCTGCTCTCCTATGTGGGGGGTGACCTATCCAAGCAGGAGGTCTGTTCCCACTTCCTGCGTAACCTCGTCCAGCCCGTGCTTCAGGAGACGGGGTGCATCATGGTCTTCATCCACCATGAGGGGAAACCGAAGCCGCAGGAGGTCAAGGACGGCCAGACGGTGTCAGACCAGATGTACAGCGGTATTGGGAGTTCCGAGTTAGTGAACTGGGCGAGGGCCATTATCAACATCAGGCGGGAGTCGAAGGAACTGCCCGTGTTCTCGTTCAACCTGACTAAGCGCGGGAAGCTCGCTGGGATGCGGACGCCGGACGGCAAGCCTACCCTGTCCATAAAACTGAAACACGCCGATGATCGGGTGCTATGGGAGGTCGCCCCTTTGGCCGGCGGCTTTGAACTTCTGAAGGTCGGGCAGCAGTACCGTCACTTTGAGTCCAAGCCCCGCATCAGCCGGGGGGCTTTGCTGGAGGAATTGGTGGCTGACCACAAACTTCAGCGCGACCAGGCGGAGGCCCTTATCAAGGCTATGGTCACGAACGGCATCATCGAACCCCGCAAGGTGGGTGCCGCGCTGTACTACCAAGGCACTAAATACGACGCCTAGGAAGCCCGTGGCAGGCTTTTCTTTCGTAGTCTGACTACTACTGCCAACCCGACCCCCAAACAGCCTACGCCCAAAGCCCAGCCCAAGTCTCGGCAAGACTGAAGGGCTAGGGTCGCCGCATTCATATTCCGCTC